TCTGCTATTGTTTTTTTGATAAAATCAAGGGCATCTTGTTTAAGAGGCATACCTTGTTTATGTGCCATAATCAATCCACATGCGGTCATTCCCAAGAAGCCAGTAGGACTCTTTATAAAGATGCTCTATATCAACTTTCTCATATCCGTTGTTCTGCATCCAGGCTACTACATGCTTCTTAACATCTTTGGTTCTGTAGTGATAGCTGTAGTATCGTAAGCTGGCACCTAGATGATGGTTGAATGTTTTTTCATCCATTTTTAATGCACGTTCAGTATCCCAAACTGGCTCAGGACCAGTACCACGTTCATCTAAGCCTTTGCCTTTAGTTTTAGTCTTAACTGCCATTTTAGAGCTCCTTTAATTTACAAACTATAACGCTATTTTACACTCATTTATCCCTAATGTCAAGCCCCTAGTAAAATCAACAACTTACGCTAGGTTCTAAATACCGCTAAATACTAGATACTATAGGATTTTATTGTGCCACGGTTATCACTCTGGAAAGACGGAAAACACTCAAACGACTACAAATTTATGGATCGCAGGATGAGCGAGATGTTCACCATCGGCGGCACTGGTATCAATGTACACAAATATCTTGGTACACAGGAACAAAATACATTACTGGTTACCAATGCCAGTCAAGGATCTGCAGGTGCAGTACTTGAATTTGCTAGTACAACAAATATTGGGTTAGGTGAATTTGTTACAGGCACAGGTATTCCTGCTGATACAAAAGTTATTGCCAAAGATGCAACTTCTGTCACACTAAACAACAGCACAACCATAGCACTACTCAGTGGTAGTACCATAAAGTTTTACGAGAATCCGTCAGAACCAAGTTACACAAATCAAAGCGAAAAGAATATCCAGGATCTATTCTTTTTAGAAAACAGAGACCGCAAATACGACACTGATATCTATCCAATGCGTGGGATATACACTGTACAGGATACTACGTTTGATCTTAGCCAATTTGGTATGTTCTTGCAAACAGGAACACTGTTCATGACATTTCACATCAACGATATGGTTGAATCATTAGGTCGTAAAATGATGAACGGTGATGTGCTTGAACTACAGCATTTAATGGATTACTACCCACTAGATGATACATTGCCTGTTGCACTTAAAAGATTTTATGTGGTTAGTGACTGCCAGAATGCCGCTGAGGGATTTAGCCAAACATGGTGGCCGCATTTATGGCGTGTAAAACTTAATCCGCTAACAGACAGTCAAGAGTACAAAGACATACTCGATAACATCAAAGTTGATGCACCTGACTATGATCCAACCAACGGCAACGTTAGTCTTGGTAGTGTACAAAGTACTATCGACAGTTATCAAAACGTAAACAATGCTATTATCAAAGAAGCAGAGAAAGAAGTTCCGCTTAGTGGTTATGATATTAGCCACCTTTATATCAAGTCAACAACTCCAGACGGCAAGTACCCTGGAGATCCAGTTGGTGTTACTGCTGATGGCAACGTAACCGCAGACAGCGACAGTGTAAACACAGACTATGCTATCTTGAGTCCGCAAGCAGTGCCAGAAGGGTACTTGACAGGATCAGGGCTTACTCCAAACGGAATGCCAGTTACTGTTGGTATTGCGTTTCCAGGTGGGCCGAACGTGGGCGACTATGCGCTGAGAACTGATTACTTGCCAAACAGATTATTTAGATACGACGGGAGACGTTGGGTGAAAATTGAAGATAATGTACGAACAACGCTTACACCAGGATCAGACAACACCACACAACGCAGTGGCTTTGTAAACAACACAGAAACATATACAAACAATTCAGGTAATGTAACAGTAAGACAAAGTCTTAGTGATGCATTAAAGGCTAAGGCAGATAATTAATGGCTCAACAATTTTTTTACGATGGACAAATACGTAGATTCCTAGTGCAGTTTATGAGAATACTCAGCGGATTCCAAGTTGAGTTTGGTAAAAATGCAGACGGTGTTAAAACTCTACAAACTGTTCCTATATACTACGGAGATCAAAGTAGACAAGCCGCTACTATATTGCGCAACAATAGCGAAAACGCTCTCAACGGCGTACCAGCTATGAGTGCTTACATTGGCGCATTCAACTACGAACAAAATAGAATGCAAGATCCAACCCACATAGGTAAAATGAACCTACGTGAAAGGCATTACGATGCTGAAACAGGAACCTATACTGATCAACAGGGCGATAGCTATACAGTTGAACGATTGATGCCTGTTCCTTATAAGTTACAAGTTAAACTAGATGTTTGGACCAGTAATACAGAACAAAAAATGCAGATCATTGAGCAGATTGCAACACTGTTTAATCCAAGTTTCGAAATACAATCAACAGACAACTACATAGATTGGACCAGTTTAACTTTTGTTCAACTGACTGATGTTTCCTGGAGTTCACGAACTGTGCCTATGAACGCAGATGAAAGTATTGATATTGCTACACTGTCATTTGATATGCCAATTTGGATTAGCAGTCCTGCTAAGGTCAAGCGTCTTGGTGTAATACAAAAATTTATTGGTAGCGTGTACGATGAGCAAGGAGAGTTTAGCGAAGACACTATATTGAGTAACCTTGTTGCTCGTACAAGAGTCACGCCATTGGAGTATGGTGTTTACTATACCGGAAATCAAATGAAACTGGTTAAGCCAGAAGAGGTTGTAAGTGAATCCGGTGTTATAACCAAGGTTGCACCAACAAAAGAAACTTGGGAAGCACTGATTGGAGTATACGGCACACTGGTTACGGGTACTACAGAAATAAGATTGGAGTTGGAAACTGGTAATGAATTAATAGGGCAGATTGCATATCACCCAACAGATCCAACCATACTGTTGTTTACGCCCACAGAAGATACTATGCCGCTAAACACATTAACGGCTGTGGATAAAATTATTAATCCAATTAACATTACCGTGGATAGTAGTTTAACAAGCCCTACTACCGGAACACGTTACCTGCTCACTGATCACATTGGAGCAGACGACAATGTAAACACAAGTGTATGGGGCGACGTGGTTGCTGTTGCAAATGACATAATAGAATACAACGGAACAAGATGGATTGTTGTATTTGATAGCGGTGAAGTTACAGATACGGAATATGTAACCAATACAAATACCGGTGTTCAATATCGCTGGACCGGAACAACATGGGTCAAGAGCGTTGAAGGTTTATATCGAGGTGGTGAGTGGAGTCTGGCTATATAGGCTGTGGTGCATTAGTTTACAGCAAATCAACACATAGATACTTATTTTTACTACGCAATCGCAAGCGACACGCAGGCACGTGGGGATTAGTAGGCGGTCGTGTTGAAGGTAAGGAATCACCGATTGAAGCATTGTCAAGAGAGATAGTCGAAGAGATAGGTCCTATTACCTATAGCAAGATAATTCCAATGGAGAAATTTACAAACGATTCTAACCAATTTGAATATCACACGTACTTGATACCAGTAGAAGAAGAGTTTGTACCAACACTAAACGACGAACACAGAGGATATGCTTGGACCAGCATAGCCGATCACCCGAAGCCTTTGCATCCGGGTGTTTGGCGTACTTTTAGTTTTAAGGTGATACTGGAAAAATTAAAGATAATGGAGGCAATCTTTACAGATCACACTCTAATACCAATTGATGAAAACTAATCCTGCGGAAGTTAGGACACTCTTTCCACGCACTAGGTATGTTGCCTTTACCAGTTTGGTTTACATGAACGAACTCTACTAACGGGTACGCTTGCATTAGTGTTTTAAGTGCAAGACCATAGAAATCATCAGTAACCACTGTATCTTCGATTTGATATGCATTGGTTCCAGTGTAGACATTATTGTTGTTGCCATGTGTGTCTTGTCCGTCAAATCCTACTAGATAAACCTGCTTATGCCCGTCAAATGCGGCCATGTATGCTGCCATGGCGCCTGCATTCCACTGTGGGTCTTGTGGCATCAAGTAAAATACCCCAGGGTGTTCAAAGATTTGGTCTGAATTTGCGTAAACAATCTTTCTGGATGCGCCACCGGACACTACAAGTTCTTGTGCAATTTTATCATTGTTGATTACCAAAAAGTCTACATCGTAATGTGCGTCTCTGTGTATTGCATTGCAACCATAAGTTTGCAACTTTGGTTGTTTAAATATATAATTAATATCAAAATCGTTCCGACTCGCCCCGTTACCCAGTACTACTGCTTGTTTGCCAGTTCTATCATTATCTAGTATAGTTGGCTCGATTGTTTCTGTGTCGTAGGTCCATGACCCATTTTCGTATGTGGCTGTGGCGTTGATTTCTTCGCCGGTGTATGTGGTTCGTAGACGTTGGTAAAAATTTTGCATTTGTTAGCTCCGTGTTATTATATATAGTGTATTTATTAGAATTGCTAGAGCCTACCTGCTATAACCTCAACTATACCCACTTCTTTTGAATTGTAATTTTCCAATGCTTTGCCGACTACTGTTCCAAATTTTGGGTCAGTACACGATGTGCCGACACCTGCTATGTTGCCGGATACAATCATGTCGCCTCGGTTGATAATTCCATGTACCTTACAAGGGACACGCCCTGTTAGTGCTAGGTCAACAACATGTTCTGCTGTAAGATCTTTGTTCATTAAAAATGCAGGATTTGTACTCACTACCCCTGCTACTGCAGGATCCATATAACTGCTACTAGCAGTAACTTCTTTGTCTCCGCCAATTACCATAACAGTTCCTGGTTCGTAGTGAGTATCCGCAACGTACTTCTCTGCCAAGTCAGCATATAGTGCTTCAGTAGCAGTACCTACAAAGTGACTTGCTGTTACATTGCCACTGAAGTTTCCTGTACCGGCTACGGTTAGTGTATCGGATGGACTACTTGTACCAATACCAACTTTGCCTGTTCCGTTAGGTGTAATTTCGATATGTCCATTTGACGCACTTGTAATTTTTTGTCCGTTTACGTCCAGATCGCCACCTAACTGTGGAGTTGTGTCTGCTACAACGTCGCCTCCACCACTTGCATCTGCAAAACTAAGTGTGCCGCTACCATCTGTTTGTAGTACTTGGTTTGCACTACCATCACTAGTAGGGAAAGTGTACGCATTGCTAAACTCAATAGCACTTCCTGATATGCTTTGCACTAAAGTCATATCGTTAGCAGTATAACCAGCGTCGATACTTGTTTGTTCACTGTCTTGTGTAGTGTTTACAGTAACGTTGTCTAACTGACTATTTGATCTTGGAATAACATCCAAATCAACTGTTACTGTTCCGTATAAACTTCCGCTTGAAATCTTTTGTATTGCGAATATAAAACCTGCTGTGGTAGTTTCTTTGACCCACAGTTGAGGTTTAAAGTGTGCTGTACCGTTGTGTTGTTCTGTGTAGGTAATTGACCAATCTAGATCTGGCAGTGTGTTTGATCTTAGACCAGCAATAAAGTTTATGGTCTGTATTGAACTAGCAGTTTGACATAGTATACGTCCCGACACTTGATAGTTTTGGCTGGCGTCACTTGGAACAATTGTAACAATTTTTTGGTATTCGTTCTGTGTAAAATAACTACCTGCGGCAGCTCCAGTGTACACCTGGTTAAACTTCATCATGTTTGAAGTTGTATAACGCTGTTCTCTGTTTTTAATTGTGTCTACTTGTAAGTCACCGTTAGTGATTGTTAAATCACCTGTGCTTGCACCTGTTGCTGTGGTAGTACCTAGTACAAAAGTATCTGCACTTTCGTCCCAAATAATTGCGGCATTGTCACCGGTTGACCCACGTTCAAATATAAATCCTAAATCGTTCGCATTACTACCAGCACCACTGTTTAATTCTATTAAACTATCCGATATGGTGCTGTTTGTTGTGTTTATTGTGGTAGTTGTTCCGCTTACTGTTAAGTTACCTGTAACTACTGCATTGTTGGCATTAATTGTGCCTACTGTAAATGGTGCATAGCTTGTTGGTACTAGATTAGCATCGGTTGCACCACCGGAGTTAGTATATGCGGTATAAAAAGTGTCATCGGTCTCGCTCCAGTATACAGCAACATTGGCGACTAATCCGTTTGCTCTATTAAAAACAAAACCAACATCACTGTCAGCCGATCCCGAACCTTGATGTAATACCAACAGTGGGTCATTAAACACTGTGCTGTTTGAGTTCAAGAATGATAATGGCGGTCTAGTTAATGGCATAATATAAGTCTATAAAAATATGTGTATATATTTATTCAAAAATAAAGGGACAACTCAGTGTCCCTTTATTGTGTTGCTTGAGATATTGCAGGTTATACTTTACCTACAACTACCTCAATGGTTGCTTTTACACCATCTTCTAGTGTTTCTAGTGCTTTACCAATCACAGTACCTGTTGCTGGGTTGGCATGTGCTTTCGCATAACCAAATCCTGCTGATACCATCATGTCACCTTTGACTACTGGACCAATTGCTAAACATGGAACACGACCCATAAGTGCCAATGGAACCACGTTAGAACCTGTTAGTCCACCGTTCATCAAGTGAGCTGGATCAGTTGAAACAATACCTGCTACACGTCTTGAATCTTCTGTAGCAGTTGTTACTTCTTCTGCTCCTCCAAACTCAAGTACTGTGCCTGCGACATATGTTGCATCTGCTTGATAGTTCTCAGCCAAGTCAGCATATAGTGACTGTGTTGATGTTACATGTGCATAGTTTGCTTCAATGTTTGCACTAGTAAGTGTCAAGTCACCAGTAGCGGTAGCAGTTGCTGTTGTGGTAGCAAACTTGATTCTGTCTGCTGACTCATCCCACCCCATAAACACATTATCGCCTGTGCTACCACGCTCCATTAACAAACCTAGGTCGCTTGCATTACTGGTAGCACCACTGTTGAGTTCAATCAAGTTGTCTTCTACAGTACTGTTTGTAGTAGTAATACTTGCAGTCTGACCTGTAACAGTTAGGTTGCCCCAAATTGTTGCGTCTTGTGCATATATTGCTCCTAAACTTGCACTTGCACTACCAAGGTCTTGTGTAATATTACCAGCTGGTATTAAATCACCGTCTGTGTTAACAGTCCAACGTAGTGTTGCGGCACTTGCTCCTGCGTAGATCTTAGCACCATTGTCTGCGGCTTCAAACTGTACATAGCCATTCGGTGACTCTAGTGATGCCACTGTTGAAGTTGTAATAATTCTACGTACTTCAATCTTGTCACCTGTTGCTGGAGCCTCAGTAAATGTTAGTGTAGTTCCGCTAACACTGTATGCTGTGGTTGGAAGCTGTACAACACCGTTAATACTTGCAATTACGCCTGCTGTTGTAGCTGCCGCACCAAGTGTAAAGGCTGTTGTACTATCATCACCGTCGAATGTATCACTAGCAAGTACAGTAAATTCACTACCTGCCGTGGTCCATGCACTGCCATCGTAAAACTCTAAATCAGCAATACTGGTGTTGAAACGTATCATACCAGCTGTGTCAGTACCACCAACACTGCCTGGACGTTGTGCTGTTGTACCACTTGGTAGCATGATACTGTCTGTTGTGTTGATTTGCAGTTTAGCACCAGTAACCAAAGTACTTACTGAAGCACTGTTACCAATCAATACCTGATCGTACCCACTTGCGGCACGTGCCCAAAGCAATGATGTATCAGTTTTACCATAAACTTTAACATCGTAGTTAGCAGTTTGATCAGTGTTGAGTAGCGCACCGCCACCAACATTAATGTTACCACCAATACCAGCACCACCAGTACCTGTAATTACCAATGCACCTGTGGTATCGCTTGTGCTTGCTGTACCTGCTGTTGCATCAATACGGCCTGCTAGTGTTGAAACACCAGTTGCACCTAATGTAGTGAATGCACCAGTACCAGCACTTGCGGCACCAATGTTTGTACCATCAATTGCACCGCCGTTAATATCAACATTACCACTACTAAAGTTAGTAGCAACTAATGTTGTAACGTTACCGTTGGTTGCGTTTACACCAGTTGATATAGTATTTTGTGCATTAACTGTTGTACCTGTTAGTGTTGTAATGTTACCACTAGTACTGTTTACTATAGTACTTGTAGTAGTTTGTGCATGTATTGTTGGTGCTGTAAGTGTTGTAATGTTACCAGTAGTAGCATTAAGTGTAGTACTTGTAGTAGTTTGTGCATCAACTGTTGGCGATGTCAACGTTGTAATGTTACCAGCAGTTGCATTAACTGTAGCACCATTAAGTATTGTAGCATCAACTTGAGCAACTGTTGAAGTACCTGACGCACTTAGTGTTGTAAATGCACCAGTACTAGCACTTGCGGCACCAATTGGTGTTCCGTCAACTGCTCCGCCATTAACATCAACATTACTTGAGCTAAAGTTTGTTGCAACTAGTGTTGTGTTGATAACATCAGTTGCTGTTAGCGTAGTAACGTTACCTGTTGTAGCGTTAAGAGTAACTGGATTAACAGTAACAGCATTTAGTGTTGTTACCAATCCTGCACTTATAACAACTTCACCTGTACCATTTGGTGTAATGCTAATATCACCGTTTGTATTTGTTGATGTAATTGCGTTGGTGTTAATAGCAATATTATCAACTGCTAAATCACCAGTAACATTTACACCTCCGGTAACGTCTAGATCTGACCCATCCCATGCTAGGTTAGCATCATCTTCTAGTTCACCACTTGTACCTACAACAACAAGTCTGTTGTTTGTTAGGTCACTAACTGCTAAACTGCCCGCTGTTAATGTTGTAACATTACCTGTTGTAGCATTAACTGTGGTACTTGTTGTAGCAATAGCACCAATTGTTGGTGCAGTAAGTGTTGTGATGTTACCAGCAGTAGCGTTAAGTGTAGTACTTGTTGTAGTTTGTGCATCAACAGTAGGTGCAGTGAGTGTAGTGATGTTACCTGCTGTAACATTAACTGCGGCTGCATTTACTGTAGTAGCATCTACCTGAGCAACTGTTGAAGTACCACTTGCACTTATCGTTGTAAATGCACCTGAACTTGCGCTTGCACCACCAATTGCTGTTCCATCAATTGTACCAGCATTAATATCAGCAGTAGTAGCAACAAGTGACGACGTTGTAACTGCGCCTGGTGTTGTTCCACCAATTGTTGTTCCATCAATTGTACCGCCATTGATATCAGCAGTAGTAGCAACCAAACCGTTTGTGGTTAAGTTTGTACCATCGTATGTAAGATTAGTGCTGTCTTCCAATGCACCATTTACACCTGCAAAAACAACTCTATCGTTTGTTAAGTCACTTACTGCTATTGTACTTGCAATAACTTCACCTGTTCCGTTAGGAGTAAGTGCAATATTGCCGTTTGATACACTAACAATTTCGTTACCGTTAACGTCTAAGTCACCACCTAGTTGAGGTGTTGTATCTTGTACAACATCAGTCATTACAGTACTGAAACTTAATTGCGCACTGCCGTCTGTAATCAATGCTTGACCAGATGATCCGTCTGCTTGTGGATAATTCAATCCGTCAAGTACAACACTACCTGTGCCATTTGGTGTAACAGTAATGTCGCCATTTAGGTTTGTTGACGTTATTGCATTTGCATTAACGGCAATGTTGTCAACTGCTAAATCACCAGTAACATTTAAGCCACCAGTAAGATTCAGGTCTGACCCATCAAACGTAAAGTTAGCATCATCTTCTAGTTCACCGCTTGCGCCAGCAATAACAACTCTATTGTTGGTCAAATCGCTAACTGCTAAACTACCTGCTGTTGCAGTAGTAATATTACCAGTTGTAGCGTTTACAGTAGCACTTGTTGTAGTACCTGCATTTACTGTTGTGTATGTTGCTGTTGTACCACTAATGGTTGTTACATTACCATTTGTAGCGTTTACAGTAGCACCGTTCAACACAGTACCATCAACTTGAGCAACTGTCGAAGTTCCGGTTGCGCTTAGTGTTGTAAACGAACCAGTAGCGGCTACATTAGCACCAACGTGTACGTTATCAACATATCCACCTGTTGCTTGTACGTTACCACTACTAAAGTTTGTAGCAACCAATGTTGTATTGATTACGTTTGTGGATGTTAGTGTTGTGATAGCACCAGTTGTGGCTTTTACTAGTTTGTTAAAGTTCCAACTGTCATCTGCGTTTGCATACGTAAGTGTAGCATTAGCACCGTCAACTGTAATACCAGCACCGTTTGCGGCTGCGGCATCTGCGGCACCATCAGCAATAGTAATGTTCAAATCCTCAACATTAAGTGTTGCTGTGTTAATAGTTGTTGTATCACCTTCAACTGTCAAGTCACCAGTAATAATAACATCACCACCAACATTCAAGTTTTCACCAATACCAGCACCACCTGTAACAACCAAAGCACCTGAACTTGCGTTGCCACTGCTCTGTGAACCTGTTACTGTTGTGTTACCACTTGCACTTAGTGTAGTAAATGCACCTGAACTTGCGCTTGCGGCACCAACTGTGGCTCCGTCTATCGCTCCGCCATTAACATCAACATTACTTGAGCTAAAGTTTGTAGCGACCAATGTGGTATTAATTACGTTTGTTGCTGTTAGTGTAGTAACGTTACCTGTTGTGGCATTTACTGTAGCACTTGTTGTAGTACCAGCATTTACAGTTGTGTATGTTGCTGTTGTACCAGTAAGTGTTGTTACGTTACCAGTTGTAGCATTTACTGTTGCTCCAGTAATTACTGTAGCATCTACTTGTGCAAGAGTGGATGTACCACTTGCACTTAGCGTAGTAACTGCGGCTGTACCTGGTGTAGTAGCACCAATATTGGTTGCGTCAACTGTACCACCATTGATATCAGCAGTTGTAGCAACAAGTGACGACGTTGTAACTGCACCTGGTGTTGTTCCACCAATTGTTGTTCCATCAATTGTACCGCCATTGATATCGGCTGTTGTAGCACTAAGACCGTTTGTGGCTAGTGTTGTACCATCGTATGTTAGGTTACTATCATCTTCAAGTGCTCCTGCTGTACCAGCAATAACAACTCTGTTGTTAGTTAAGTCACTAACTTCGATAGTGCTAACAACAACATCACCTGTGCCATTTGGTGTAATGTTAATATCACCGTTTGATACAGATACAATTGATTGTCCATTAACATCTAATGATCCACCTAGTTGAGGTGTTGTGTCTTGTACAACGTCGGTCATTACTGTTGTAAATTGCAACTGTCCTGAACCGTTTGTAGTAACTGCTTGGTTAGCACTACCATCTGCTTGTGGGAAACTTAATCCATCAAGTACAACGCTACCTGTGCCATTTGGTGTGATAGTAATATCACCGTTTGTATTTGTTGATGTAATTGCGTTACTGTCAATTGTAATATTATCAACATCTAAACTGTTAGCATCAAGTGTTGTAAATGCACCTGTGCCCGGTGTACTAGCACCAATGTTTGTAGCATCAATTGTACCAGCATTAATATCGGCAGTAGTAGCAACAAGTGATGTGAATGTACCAGTGGCGGCAACGTTTGCACCAATGTGTACATTATCTGCAAAGCCACCTGTAACTGCAACATTGCTTGAACTAAAGTTTGGAGCACTTAGTGTTGTGATGTTACCTGCTGTAACATCTAACAATGGCACTTCAAGTGCAGCCAACGTGAGACTATCTGTTGACAAGTTGGTAATGTTACCGGTTGTAGCATTTATTGTTGTAGTTGTAGTAGTTTGCGCATCAATAGTAGGTGCAGTAAGTGTAGTGATGTTACCTGCTGTACTGTTTAATGTAACAGCAGTAGCAGTTGCGGCATTAAGCGTTGTTGCTAACCCTGCACTTATAACTACCTCACCAGTGCCATTTGGTGTTAGTGTAATGTCGCCATTGGTGTCTGTTGACGTAATACCGTTGCCGTCAATAGCAATGTTATCAACTGCTAAGTCGCCAGTTACGTTTAATCCACCAGTAAGATTTAAATCAGTACCATCAAATGTAAAGTTTGCGTCATCTTCTAGTTCACCACTTGTACCTGCAATAACAACTCTATTATTTGTTAAGTCGCTAACTGCCATACTTCCTGCTGTTGCAGTGGTAATGTTACCAGTAGTAGCATTAACCGTAGTACTTGTTGTGGCAATAGCATTAATTGTTGGGCTAGTAAGTGTTGTGATGTTACCTGCTGTACTGTTCAATGCTGGAATAGTAGCAGTTGCGGCATTTAATGTTGTAACTAAGCCTGCGCTTATAACAACTTCACCAGTGCCATTTGGTGTTAGTGTAATGTCGCCATCAGTGTTAGTTGATGTTATTGCGTTTAAATTAATAGCAATATTGTCAACTGCCAAATCACCAGTAACATTCAACCCACCAGTAAGATTTAAATCTGTGCCATCAAATGTAAAGTTTGCGTCATCTTCCAATGCACCACTTGTTCCAGCAATAACTACGCGGTTGTTTGTTAAGTCGCTTACAGTGGCACTGCCTGCTGTTAGTCCTGTTACATTACCTGTTGTAGCATTTATTGTTGTTGTAGTTGTAGCAATAGCACCAATTGTTGGTGCAGTAAGTGTTGTGATATTACCTGCTGTACTGTTTAGCGTGGTTGCATACCATGTTGCGGCGTTGCCTGTTGTTGCTGTAATTCCATCAGCATTAATAGTTGTGAATACACCAGTACTTGCACTTGCGGCACCAATTGTGGCTCCGTCAACTGCACCACCGTTAATGTCAACGTTACCTGAGCTGAAGTTTGTTGCAACTAATGTGGTAGTTAGTGAGTTTGTTACATACTCAAGAGTTGTTTTCAGTTCGGCGGCCGTTACCTTACCAGTAACTTCTTGATATCCCACTTTAACATTGGCATAGCCACTGTTGTTAATATTTGTAATACCTGAACCAGTGTCAGTTGTTGCTATTGCAACAAAAGCACCTTCGGCTTCGTCCCAGGCCCAGGCTACGTTTACACTGCCCAATGCGGCAAGTGAAGCAAGGTTTCTGTTTACCAGCATACCAATGCTGTAGTTTGATAAATCACCTGTGTAGCCGTTGTTATAAACAACTAACGGGTCATTAATAAATGTGTTTGTACTGCTAACTGTAGATGTAGCTCCTGTCACAGACAGGTTACCTACAATACTAACTTCTGAGTTTAGTGTCAGAGACGATGCAAATAGTCCACCGGTAAGTGTAGTATTTGCAATCTTAGCACCGGTAATAGTGCTGTCAGTAATCTGATTGTTTTTTATACGAGTTACGGCCATTCTAGCTTCCTTTTAATTTAGTCTATACGCTTGTTTGCTCTACACACACCGGTCGTAGAACGTATGTGTATTTAGTACAGACCTAATTAACAGCTTTGCCGTAGCGGAGTTTTAGTAGATTTTTATTGATGCAAAGGAAGGAAATACTCTGTTCCACCAACATAAACTTTAAGCCATGCTGTTGGAGTTGACGCATCACTAGGTGTGCCAGATGTAGCACTGACTTCTAGATTTCCTGTTAAACTAATTACGTTACCTTGGAGTGTGACTTCCCCGGTTCCGTCTGCTTTAATTGGTATATTGCCATTACTTGCACTGGTAATATAATTACTATTTACGTCTAAGTTACCGCCTAACTGTGGACTTGTGTCCTGAATTAAACTGTTTAGTCCCGAACTGGCAACTGCAACAGCAAGGAATCGTATATCAATGATATCAGTAACCAGTGGGGTTTCAGTGAAAGTAATATCTGTCCCACTTACACTGTATGCAGTATCTGGGTTTTGGCTAGTACCGTTGATATTCACCATTATACCATCAGCCGTTGATTCTTGATCTAAGGTATATGTATCGTCGGAACCAGTAGGATTAATTGTTTGCTGTGTAATACCACTTGAACCTGACGCCCAAGTTGACCCTGTATACCATTCTAGTGTAGCAGTTGTGGTATTGAATCTCACATATCCTGCATCGGCTATGTATGGTCGTTGTGCTGTGGTCCCAGATGGAACATCTAGTGCAGTTACTCCTTCAATTTTTACTACATTGTTGGCTCCTGCGGTATTTGGGCTTATGGTCACATGCTGATTTGTGCTTGTGATTGACTCGCCTTGCACTGTTAAATATTGAATGCGTGCAGTATTGTTATTAATATAGTTGTTACTGGTTATAACTACATTTGCAGAATATAAACTAGTATCGAATGTGCCTATGTCAGCATCAATATTACCAATAAACCAGTCTGCGGATACATTGCTAGTAAAACGACCAAACGTTCCTAAAATGTTACCACTGATATTTGCTGTAACATTACCGCCAGAGATGGTTGCTTCTGTGATTGTGCCTGTACCAAACGTGCCTGTGTATCTGCCGCCGCTGATATAAACACTCTTGCCTGTAAAACTTATTCCGTTAGGTAAGTTGTCACCAATAAAGTGCAACACACCAGACTGGTAATCAAAGAACCATTCATCGTTGTTTCCAGAACCAGTTGCAAATACTTGATCGCCACCGCTTGCTCCTGCGGCATCACTTGACGTATGGATATAAACTTTTACTTGATAAGTTGAGCCAAACTCAGGACTGATCCAGTCTGTTGTTCCTGTTTTCCATGTTCTGTTTGCTGTAGAAGTTCCGTCTAGTGTAGTTTCAATTGGGTTACTGGTTGGATAAACTGTTACAGGCGATGCACTGCTACCCGGAAGTGTTGCTGGGATCGTCGAACTTTGTGACCATATTGTGTCAGCACGCATTAATAGCGGACTTGCTATTGCTTCGTTTGGTGCCTTCTTGTTAGCATTCGTATCTGTTTTTGTAGCAGAGTAACCTAACTTCTTCCACAAGTAGTCAACTTTTTGTGTATCTGATATTGCCATTAGCTCGCTACTCCTACGCTAAGTGCTGACACACTCTGTCCACTTGTTAATGCTATTCTTACCAACACAACATTGCCTGTTGCGTTTGTGCCGTTTTCACTACCCAGTGTCATTGTGTAGCCACCACTGAGTGATGTACTGGCAGCAATTCTATCACCAGATGTAAATGCGCATCCGTTACTACCGTTACCACCGTTGCCAGTGTCTGACCCAGGGACGCCTGAACCACCATATGTTATACTAGCATCAATCCAACCGTTTAATCCCGAAGCGTCATCAATACCAGTGCCTGGTGCCGCTATCCATAAGCCTGCAATACCACTTGATGTAATGTTGATATCAAAGTTTGCCATTGTTGTTCGTCTAAATGCAAATGTAAAGTATTGTGTTCCTGTGTCGCCTGACCTATCTGGACCTACTGGAAGATATCCTGACGAGTAATTAACAACATTATGTGCCAGCACACCTAAACGTATAGTTGCTTCTTTAGTGCCTTCAACCCCTGGATCACTTGCTTCAGTATATGGACTATTTGTATAGAAGTTAGTGGAACTATTGTAAGTTGGATTATTTGTAGTCGCGGCACTAAAGTCAAATATTCTTACGCCGTCATCGTCAAAGCCTGCACCTAAACTGTCTGACACTGCAATAGCAATTTCACTTATGCCACTCTGTGCTGACTTGTGTACAGCAATATTTGTTGTGTTTTCTAGGTAGCTACCTACTCCATTACAGTTTCTTGCACGTACTTTAACTCTATCTATAGTTCTGACTGAACTGCTTGTAATCGGAACAGTCAATGCCCCAATTGTGTATGCTCCGCTGACACCTGTATCTATTTTAGGTATTCCACTTGATAGCATAGTAGTTGACCCATCAATATTACTGTAACTATAATCAGTATTGGTTGTGCCAGAACTTGATGTACTTTCTTGGTTTGTTGCTTGGTCCACTTCAACAGGATTAGAAACGTCAGAATATGCTTGTCCTGTTAAGTTGCTTATTTGTACGCCACTCAGCGAAACTGTTGGTGATCCTGAATTGTAATAAGGAATGCCTGATATAAAACGTTTGGTCCCGCCTGTTCCTTCGGCTAAGGTACCCGACGATACTATACTTGGGACACTGGACACATCATCATACACTACACTAACATAGTTTGTATTTCCTGTTGAGCTGTGTTCTAGTCTTTCATCATTGACACCTACACTATAACTGCTGAGTGCTTGTGTAATTTTTGCATCAAATGTTTGGTAAAAACCCGTAGGGTATGTGCTTGAACTTATGCTGTCGTGTGCATCCAGTTGTCCGCTAACAACTAAACTTGTAAATGTTCCGTTCTCACCTGTTGACGTACTAAATGATTTGTTTCCTTTGCTGATACCATTTATAACAGCAACCAAGTTACCGCTAACACCGTTGTATGCGTTGTTTACTGTGCTAGTATCAATTGTGCCACTAACAAAGCGTCTTGCTGTTGTGGTGCTTAGACTTGCACCTGCGCTAAGTGGATTCGTTGCACTGTTGTCAGTAAACCCGTGTGCTAGTTTCGGACTTGTTCCTTGTGCGCTGTCCGACAATGTGATACTAAAGGTGCTCAAATTGGCTGGTGCTGATGGTATAGCATTTAATGCATACGTTATTCCTGTATCTGTATCTGTTTGTGCGGTAATGTCAGGAGTACCATTTGCAGTGAATGCCAAATTATAGTTGCCTGTACTTGCTCCGGAATAACTGTGGTCAATTGTTGCGCCTATACTACCTGCTGTTGACCCATCTTCAGTAACTGAATCATCAGTTGAGTCACCCCAATCATAAACGTATGTGTCAGCGTTTTGTGATGTGTTTGTGGCTCTAACTAATGCACGATTATTTCCATTGTAATCAGTAAAGTCATATAAATCATACTGGTTGTCTCCGGATCTATCACTGACTGTAACTGCTGTGCCACTAACAGTAGCACGCACATCTGGTTCAACGTGTACTGTAAATGTTGAACTTATAAAGGGTGAACTACCATGATTGCTAAGAACCTTTAGGTTACCGCTGAAATCACGAGCTGTACCTGCTGACTGCTCACCGTTGGTCAGCACATAAGTATGTCCAATTCCTAATCCTGTATCACCTGCAGTTGACGTTCCTGTATTAACAACATGCACATTTCCGTCACCAAATTCATAGCGATATTGAATACCATAAGTTGCATAACTACCAATTGTGGTTTCTGTTGCATTAGTAAACGTAACTGGCAGTCCGTTGGTGGCTTCTTGGTTTATGCCTGAGGTAGTACTCAGCGACACAGATGGTGTATGATCATCATATATCTTAAACGCACCAGAATCTGATGTTGGTGTAACACCCGGAGTTGCTGTTGTGTGGCTATCCAGTGTAAGAGATACTGTTCTTGTTTGTTCTTGTTCTGTACTTGCACTAAATGTATGTGCTAGTCTGCCACCGCCTACTCCACCAGCAGATGCGTCGTTGGAGATTACATTATTACTGCTTCCGTCACCCCAGGTCCAGGTGTACTGCACTGTTGCACTACCTGTGTTTGTGGTTGTATTTTCAAAGTAAACTGTATCGCCGTCATCCCACTGTGTAATTGGACTCCCGCCCGAACTTGCTGTATAAGCCGCAAAAGTTACAACAGGATCAGCTGTGTAAATTATGATATAATCATCACGTTCGTAATACATTTCACTACACGTACCAATACCACCATTGTTGTATGCTCTTACATTTACAGTAAATGGTGAACCGGTATTTGTGCTGTATGTGTGTGTCGGTGTTGAGTCTGTTTGATTATTGTCTGTTGTGCCGTCGCCCCAATTAATGTCGTACCTATTAGGATTACCTAGTGAGGCAATGGTTAATGTAACTGCTGTACCAGCACCACCTGATGTTGTGTCAGCGGTGAATGCTACATTAGCAACTGCTGTTGAATTCATTATGTTGAACATGCACTCGTTTACATCGTCAACAGCATCACCGAGCAGTGTTGTTCCTGTCCAACTGCTTACCATGCCTGTGGGCCAAAGCGATCCATCGCCAACTGTGCCTAGTGCTAGATTTGCGGCAGTATCAATCGGTGCACTCCAACTTAAATTTCCACTACCATCTGTAGTTAAAAATTGGCCATCTATTCCGCCTGTAATGCTAACATTGGCATTACTTCCAAAAGACATAACGCCAGTGTTAGAACTAAGGGTGCTTGCTTCTACTATTATATTTGCTATCTTTACGTTGCCACTGCTGTCCAAGGCATACGCAGGTGTAGAATTCACTATACCAACTCTGTGATTGGTTACGTCTAAGTACAGTAAGTTTGATTGAAATGCTAAATCTATACCTTGACGGTCAAGATTTGGATAAAGCATTGCACCGGAAATTTTACCAATTGCCATTTAGTGCTTCCTAGTCGTAAACAGAATCGGTACTGTTTATGTTGTGAACAACAACTATTTTATTTGGGTTCACTCCTGGAGCAGGTGGTGCGCTGGTAAACGTGATTGTGGTACTACCGTTCATGGTGTAGTTAACATTTGGTTGTTGGTATACTCCTCCAATTTGCACAATAACTGCGTTTGCATCTGATTCTGCTTGGCCCATGGTAAACGTGGTGGCTGCATTATCGCCTGTGAATTCGTCTGTGGTAATTTGCACGCTGCCTACTTTGGCTATAGTTTGCCATGCATTCTCGTACCAGAACTCAACACGTTTGCTGTCTGTGTTCCATCTAAGCAAACCATTTTCAAGTACTTCGGGTCCAATACTGTTTGAACTGGTTGGGATTTGCAGTGCAAGGGCACTTGGTCCGCCTATTACTTCAACTTTTTTAATATAACGTCCCATAGGGTTATAATCCTATTGTGCTTATTGTTGTTACAATTTTATTTGCTACGTTTGCATTTGCTTGCAGTGTGTCGTGAAAACCCAATATAAGTTTTTCCCAATCAACTACATAAGTATCACTGGGTGCAATAACTTTGTTTGAATACACTACGTTATTACCATTTGCTGTAAATCCTGCTGGACATACGTGTAGATTAAATGTAACTGGGATGGTATGTGTATTACAAAAATACATGGTGGTAACTGCATCACCATTGGTAGCATCTGATATAGTAATATTACCTGCTACTCCGTCCCCTAATAAATTGCTGTGAATTGCCATGTTTATCCTTATAATACCAATGAGTATACTGCTGAATTTCTAACTGTGCTAACTTGTCTATCGGCATCAGTTGTGTTCGTTATGTAAAGACCGCTTTTACCAACAACAGGTGTTTGTGCATAAATTGCAGTGTGACCAGCAACTGCACTTGGTGCTGTGCTGGAGTGCCTTACTGCAAGATTTGTGTCAAACTTAACATAGTCAGTTGATTCGCTTGAAATAGTAAATGCGGCAACGTCTAGGTTTGCTCCTAGAGTTGGATTAGTATCATCAACTAGCGTAGTAAGAGATGATAGTGATGTTACTATGTTTCCGTATGTAGAACCATCGTTTGTTATTTGCCAAACATCACCAGTTTCGTTGTAACGTAATCTAACTGTACTAGCACTACCTCTGTCGACCTCAATACCAGCAGTACCTAGTGTAACGCCTGCGCCGGTTTCGCCTTTGTTGAGCGTAATTAAATTGTCTGTAACTTCTAAATCTGTTTTTGCAATTGCTAAACTATTGCCACCAACTTGCAAATCACCATCAATGTATACAGTAGCACTCTGCAAAGTAATATTTGCAGAAGGATTCATTTTGGTGGTTATTAAAAAGTCTGTGTTTAAATTGTTAACTACGGCCATTATCAAAGTCCTTATTCATTATATTTATGCAGATTAAAATGTCACTGGTCAAAGAAAAACCCGCCGAAGCGGGTTAATCTTGTTGCATATAAAACTTTACTTTATGTTTCTTTTGATATTAAGACTGTTGTGTATCTATTATCACATCGTCTGCACCTGCTGCCGCAACAGTTATATCACCACCTGATGTGTAAGTAGTAAATGCACTACCGTTAACTCCAGATAATTCAAAAGTGTTAGTTGCAGTACTTGCCACTGTATAGCCGGTTTCGGTGTTAAGCTCAACCATACCAACTACTTTACGGATTGAAATTTTAGTTCCGTTTGCAAGTCCGTGACCGTTAGATGTAATAACAACTGGATTAGCCGCTGTTGCACCTGTGATTGTTTTTTGAACTGCACCCGATGCTGAGCCGGCTGCATCTTTTGTCCACTGTTTCCAAGTAGTATCTTCGGTGTAAACTTTTCTGTTGGTCATCTTGGTAACTTGCTGTTGGTCGCCATCGTTGTCAGTAACGTTGATGGTAAATTCACTAGCACCCAAGCCACCAATTGACTTGTTAACCAGTGTACATGTTTCTGTTTTGGCTCCGTCAGATACAACGAAACGGCTGGGTGTTCTTTGTCTTACAATATTTGCGCCGCTAATAACTTCGCCGCCGGCTGCAAACTTAACTGATGTAATTGCAATCTTCCCAACACCTTCGCCGATAAATTTTTCTGATATAGGTCTTCCCATTTTTTTCTCCTTAAATTAAGTGGCGTTCTAGGCCTACGCGGTTTGGTTCCGCATAAGAACATATAAAGATTTATATGAACAATAGTATTTATAGAAATAGTAGTCACAAAAAAGGGGCGTTTCAGCCCCTTGAAGTTCACTTGTCTGTTTCGTGTATTGCACGTAACAACAAGATTTTAAGCATTTGAGACTTTTGATAGTCTTTCTGTGCTTTCTCTCTACAATAGCGAGTCCACATTGTCATAATAACACCCTCCTTTTCACAGTTAGGTGCGTTCCTTCGGTAACCATTACCTACTTCCGTCTCTTTCGAGATGAACGATGATAATGCGTTCCTTCGACTAATTATGAAGTCTACTTCCGGCCTCTCGGCTGAACGTATATATATTTATACAGTAATTGTCTTATTAAGTCAAGTTATTTTGTTTTATATTGACAGACGAGGTGTTGAATCAAAGTTAAGCAAGTCGTTGGATTCTTTCAGTGCTTCTTTGGTAAAGCATCCGATATGTCTAGTTTCAACTAATCGTGGACCTATGTGCCTGCGCACATCTTCGTATATGTCAGAAAGAAGATCTCTGTCACTGATTATGCGTTGGCATGCTCCCAGGTTGGTAAATGATGGACCATGCTGGTGATAACCTGTTGACTCAGTTCCGTCTGTGGTCAACACTGTGACTAATATTGCCATTACGATATTTCCCATAATAATACTTATGCTTTCCAACAAGAAGTACGAGCCAACAAAAAAGGAGTCTTTCGACTCCTTTTCTGCTTTTTCCTATTTTAAAAACTAGGACATTTGTACTACTTACGAGAAAGACAAGTTAGAAACTGCGATTTCCCCGAGATAGTCGGCTGCATTACCAAACGATGANGCNGTATTNGTCAACTCGACGTAGCCGTAGCGAGTCATAAAGCCAACTACTGGCTCAAGTGTTGATGGATCCAACACAACACCACTGCTCATTAATGGAACATATGGGCAATAGAATGCGGCTGCATCTGCTTCGCTTGAACCTTTGTAACCAACTAGAACTGCCTGTGCATCGCCAGCATAGCTGTCTACATAAACTTTCATTGCGCCATTCAATGTACCAACAAACTTAGTGTTTGTAGGTGCTTCAAATGTGCCTTCAGTTGTACGTGCGAAAGCACTTGTTGTTGCGCTCTGGAGAACTGTTAAAGCGGCTGGTGAAACAACTGCCCAGTTACCTGCGCCACGACGTGTGCGTGATGCAATCAAGTTAGCTGTTCTGTTGATAAGAACTGCCAATGCGGCATGCTCATCACCAACGTAAGTAGCTGTACCAGATACTGCTGCCTGGTTATATGTGAACTCAGTACCAGCAAGACTACGAAGTGAACCAAGAACTTCTTGATCAATTTCAACTGTAATCTCTTGTGCAAGAGCTGCCATAACTTCTGCTTCAATATCCAAGCCGTGCATTGCTTGCGCATCTTGAGCGGCTTCAAATGTCCAACGTGCTGATAGCTTACGTGTCTTAGCTTCAACAACTTGCTTTAAGATCTGGACGTTGATCTTGTTTCCTGGGTTACCTTCAAGTGTACTTGTACTATCAGCACGACCGGTAGCAGAACTACCTGAATATACTGTAGCAATCTTGAATGGTGAAAGTGCTTCGTCACCAGCAGTAACATTTGTATCAAATGGTGCAGCCGCTGTTGATGTAACTGAATCAGCATAGCGTACACGTAGTGTGTGAATCTGTGCAACTGGACCTGTCATAGGCTGTACACCAACAATTTCGTTAGCAATAACGGTTGGCATTACTCGTCTAATGACTGGTAAAATTACACGGTTCAATGTAGCAACGTTACCAGCGGCTGTTGAACCAGCGGTAGCGGTCTCCATCAAACTCTTGCGTGTGTTCTCTAGAACAACACCCATTGTACTGCGTTTGGAGCCATTTAGTCCTTCTAACAGGGCATCTTTTGTTTCGCCCCAACGGCTTTCTAATAGTGCTTGTGTCATTTCTTTTTTCCTTTTCCTTTTAGGGTATTAAAGCCCTGCTAAACGCTTGAGCTCAACAACATTATTACTGTCGTCTTCGGTCTTGGCGTTGGTTTGTTTAGCAGATTTATCACCAGTAACTTCAACACGACTTTCGGTTAACACTGCTTTCGCTTCGTTAACTGTCCTGCCGTTTGTGTTTAAAACTGCTGGTAGATACTTGTCATATGCATTCTGCAACTTAGCAGTCTGCACACTTTCGAGAAGTTCGCTCATCACTGCGGCTTTCTCTTTGTTTAGTGATTTCAACAAATCAGCAAGTTGTTCTTTGCGTTGTGTTGATTCCTTAATTAACTTGATTTCTTTATCTTTCGACTCAGCAATCGTTGCCTTTTCATCTGCTTGTGATTTAGCTTCTGCTAGAGCTTCCTCTTTAGCGGCAACAACAGCCTGCAACTTCTGAATTTCTTTGTTCTCATTTAAGTGAGTAACTGCAAATTCTGAAGCAAAGGCTTCAAAGATTTGACGGCCAAACATGTTTTCACGTGCTTGGTGAATGTCTTCTTTGAGTTGAGTCATTTCTGACTCTAGGTTTTTAGCAACTGATTCTTTAACAAGTGCCGAACTACGTGCTACAAAGTTACTTTGTAATTCTGCTAACTTGTCTTTTGCTCCTGCAATCAAGCGGACTTTTGTTTCAACTACTGCCTGCTTGTCTTGCTCAAACTCTTGAATCTCTTCTGCAAGTTGCTTGATAACAAACTGTTCGAGTTTAGATACACTATTCTCGTACTGCTTGCGATCTGTTCTAAGTTCTTTGATTTCTTCTGCTAATTTTGTTACCATGAAATCATTAAACTTAGTACTGCTTTCGTTCATGTGTGTTTTAAACTTCACACGATCCTCAGCAAGTGCTTGCTTTTCTGAAGCGAATTCTTCAAGTTCATTTTGGAGACTTTCGGTTACCATTTTGTCTAGAGCTTCAACCATTACTTGTTTGTCATGTTGATAGCGGGTTGCGAATTCTTCACGAAGTTCTGCTCGGGCAACTTCTTTAGCTTCGGAAAGTTTTGCTTCCCATGCTTCAGTGATTGCTTCTTGCGTATCTTCGTTAATAATTCCGCTATCTATCAATGGCTTGATAGCATCTAACATCTAATTCTCCTATTTTAACTTAAGGTCCTTGATTAAGCGTAAAACGCCTTCTTTCAGGTACTTTTGTACTCTTTGATCTTGAGTAGCTTCTTTCGCTACTTCAAATATGTTGTGCCCACCACGCATATTCATTAACCCCTCGTAAATTGGGGTTGGATAAGCATGTGGAGCACTTGGTTGTGCGACAACATCAACAGTTATAATTTCAAAATTGTTAACGTGTCCCGAACTCTCATTAACTTCGCCGCTACCACGTGAACTTACACCCAACTTAACACCACTAGTAATCATAGATTCTACTAGTTTTCCCATTGGTGTTGGAAGGATTTTAAGTTTACCGTGGCCGCATGGTCCGTCCATCCACATACTTTCAATCATATGTGATACACGATCCAAGTTAATTTTTAAATCATCTGGGTG